TGTAACTGGTGCGACTGACAGGATTTGTGATATCCTGTCTTTGAAAGGGGGTGATGCTCTATGTCGAAACGTAAGAAACTGCCGGCCAAGAAGGCTCGAAAAATGTTTTCCAGAACTGCCGATTATGTTCATCCTAAAAATAATCTTGCCTCTTCCGGCTCACAATACGCCATGCGTGGCGGTATTAGACTTACCTAATATATCAGATCCCCCGGCGGGCTTTCCGTCGGGGTTTTTTTTGCCCCTTTCATTGGTGATCGATGGTTTGTTATCATCCTGTGCGCTGTTGGATTTCTAAGACGGTTAATCCGTCTGGTAAGCGTTCTTTAGTGCATAACATTTCTCAGGCTCTTCAACCCGATGACCCTAAATCCCGTAAGTGTGGTCAATGTTCTGGTTGTAATCTCGATAAGTCCCGTGAGTGGGCTATCCGTTGTTGTCATGAAGCTTCTCTTTATAAGGAAAATGTTTTTATAACTCTTACTTATGACGACGATCACCTGCCTTCTGATCGTTCTCTCGATCATTCTCATTTTCAAAATTTTATGAAGTCTTTACGCGATAAGTTTAAATATGTTGGTGCCGATGGGAAAAATCCAATTCGCAATTATATGTGCGGTGAATACGGTACGCTTAATGGAAGGCCCCACTATCATGCTTGTTTATTTAATGTTGCCTTTGATGACAAAAAACTGTGGAAGATTGTTAACAATAATCGTTTGTATGTCTCTGATACGCTCGAAAAACTTTGGAAAAAGGGTTTCTGTACGGTTGGTGACGTTACGTTCGAGTCCGCCGCATATGTTGCGCGTTATATGATGGATCGGATCCGTGTTTCTGATGCTTCTCCTTTAGATGCTAAGATGCGATGGATGCATAAATATGTTGATTTCGAAACTGGTGAAGTTCGTAAGGAAGAATATAATGAACCCTCTCGTAGGCCCGGTCTTGGTAAAGGCTTTTTTGATCTTTATTCATCTGATATCTTTCCTCATGATTATATTGTTCTTAATGGTGTTAAGCAGCGTCCTCCTAAGTATTATGACGGTCTACTTGAACTTACCCGTCCATATGAATTTGATTGTATCAAAGAACGCCGCGAAAAAGATGCTCGTACTTCTTCTAATTGGGTTGACAATAATACGCTCTCTAGATTACACGTTAGGGAGCAGGTTAAATCTGCTTCAATGAAACTTTTAAAACGTGAGGTCTAAAATGAAACAAAAAGTATTTTCTGTTTATGATTGTAAAGCTAAGGCTTATTTGCAACCTTTTCATGTTAATAATTCCGCTGTTGCCACTCGTATGATTACTGATGCTGTCGCTGAACCTAACCACATGTTCAATAAACACGCTGCCGATTATACTCTTTTTGAAATTGCTGAATTTGATGACGAAACTGGACAGTTTACTCCTGATTATGGTCATGTTAATCTTGGTTGTTTGATAACCTTTCTCAACCCGCTTAACTAGGTGTTTTTATGGCTGACCACTCTCTTGTTCAAAAAATTGTTGACTCTATAGCCTTTCTTAATTCTCAAGGTTATATTGTTAAGAAGGGGCGTTCTTCATCTCCTCAGCTTAAAAAGGCGAAAAAGTGACTTCTTCTCCGGTCGATTTTCGTTATGTGTGGAGGGGCCATCGTATGCCCCTCCATATTCTGCGCTTGGATACTCCTGATCTTATTTTTAGTGTTCGCTATTATTTCAATCATCTAACCCGGAGGCGTTAATGCATCGTCCATCTCAACACGATTTTTCTAAAATTCCTCAAGCTATTATTCAGCGTTCTTCTTTTAATCGTTCTCACGCTATTAAAACTACTTTTGATGTTGATAACATTGTTCCTATTTTCTCTGATGAAGCTCTCCCCGGTGATACCTTTAATTGTAAGCTTCATGCTTTCTGTCGTCTTGCTACCCCTCTTAAACCTTTCATGGATAATTTGTATTTAACTGTTTATTATTTTGCTGTTGCCAACCGTCTTGTTTGGAATAACTGGGAAAAATTCAATGGTGCTCAGGATAATCCCGGTGACTCTACCGACTTTCTTGTTCCGCAGATCGTTTCCCCTGCTAATGGTTGGGCTCAAGGTTCTTTACAGGATTATCTTTCTTGGCCAACTGTAGGCCAAGTTGGTGTTGGTAATACCGTTTCCGCTTCTGCTTTGTATACTCGTGCTTATAATCTTATTTATAATACTTGGTTCCGTGATGAAAACCTTCAGAACTCTGTTACCGTCGATAAAGGTGATGGTCCTGATACTGCTTCTAATTATGTTCTTTTAAAACGTGGTAAGGCTCACGATTATTTTACCTCTTGTTTACCTTTTGCTCAAAAGGGTGTTGCTGTCCCCCTTCCTCTTACTGGTAATGCTCCTGTTCTTGGTATTGGTGCTAAAACTACTGCTGTTTATACATCTGCTGGTTCCCTTTTCCGTCAATCTAATGGTACTGTTGGTACTGGCACCGACTGGACTCTCGGTGGTACTAATGATTTTGGTATTAAACAAGGTTCTCCTGCTGGTTATCCCGGTATCTATGCTGATCTTTCTGCTGTTACTGCTACTACGGTAAACGCTATTCGTTCTGCTGTTTCCATTCAACATTTGCTCGAAAAGGATGCTCGTGGTGGTACTCGTTACACGGAAATTGTTAAGGCTCATTTTGGCGTTACTTCGCCTGACGCACGTTTACAACGGCCGGAATATCTCGGTGGCGGCCGTGTTCCCATCAATGTTAATCCTATTGCTCAAACTTCTGCGCTTGCTGGACAACCTACCCCCCAGGGTAACCTGGCTGCTATGGGTACCGCTTCTGTTCATGGATTTGGTTTTGTTAAGTCTTTTACCGAACATACTATTATTCTCGGTCTTGCTTGCGTTACTGCCGATCTTACTTACCAGCAAGGCTTAAATCGTATGTTCTCTCGTCGTACTCGCTACGATTTTTATTGGCCTGATTTCGCTAATATAGGCGAACAACCTGTTCTTAATAAGGAGATTTACTGTGATGGTTCGGCTAATGATTTACTTACTTTTGGCTATCAGGAGCGATTTGCAGAATATAGATATAAACCTTCAATGATTACTGGTAAATTCCGTTCAACTGATTCCACGCCTCTTGATATGTGGCACCTTGCCCAAAAGTTTACTTCCCTCCCTACTCTTTCTTCTACATTTATCACTTCTTCCACTCCCATTGATCGCGTTGTTGCTGTTCCTTCTGAACCCGATATACTTTTCGATGGTGTCTTTGATCTTATTTGTGCTCGTCCTATGCCTATGTATTCCGTTCCTGGATTGTTGAGGTTCTAATGGGTCTTTTCTCTGGTATCAAAAAAGTTGTGTCCTCCGTTACTGGTGATGGTTTGCTTAATTTTGGTTCTTCTCTTGTTGCTGGCGGCTTATCTGCTAAAGGTGCTTCAGATGCTCAAAGTTTTTCTGCCGCACAGACTAAGGATCAAATGGCTTTCCAAGAGCGTATGAGCTCCACTGCTCACCAACGCGAGGTTAAAGATTTGATTGCAGCGGGATTAAACCCGCTGCTTTCTGTTAATGGTGGTGCTTCTACTCCTTCGGGTGCCGCGGCTACTGGTATTGATGTGTTAACTCCCGGCGTTTCTACTGCTATGCAAGCGAAGCGTCTTAATGCTGATCTTAAAAACTTGCAGGAAACTAACTCTAAGATTAAATCTGAGACTATGTTAAATAATGTTCTTTCTAAAACGCAAGGTACTCAACAGATTGCTAACCTTGCTTCTGCTCGTGCCGCTATGGCTAATGCTAATAATGCTAATGCTAATGCTGCTCTTAATGCCGCTGCTCTTGCTCCTACTGTTGCTGCTGCTGTTAATGAAGTTAAACGCCAATCAAATTGGATGTCTAAATACGTTCGTCCTTATTCTCGTTCTCTTACTGATATTATTGGTGACTTTACCGGAGCCATTGGTAATGTCTTTCATGGTAATTCTTCAACTTCTACTTCAACCATTAATAAAGGAAATTAATCATGGTTAAATCTTCTATTCCCGAATTTCGTACTGCTTATGATGGCCGCCAGAAGGAATTTTCTGACCTTTCTGCTATTGATTTTACTGTTCCAGATGATGAAGCCGACTTCCATCCCTCTCGGTCTTTGACTTCTCAAAACGAGGCTGAGGAATTGGATATTAATAATATTATGGCGCGTTACCTTAAAACGGGTCTTATCCCTCAAACTCGTGCGCAGCCGTATTTCGGTGATGCATCTTCGTTGCCGGATTTTATGACGGCTCAACAGATCATTCTCGATGCTAAGGCTGCATTTGAAGGTTTACCCGCTAAGGTACGCGATAGATTTCATAATTCTCCTGAAAAATTCCTCGAATTTATGTCTGATGAGGATAATTTGGAGGAAGCGCGCTTCCTTGGGCTTTTGGAGCCATCTACAGAGGCCTTGCCATCGGAGGCCCCCAAAATGCACGGAGATGGCAAGGCCTCTCCTGAGCCTTCTGAGGCTCAGGAGTAGGGCGTTTACGCCCCCGCACCAGTTCCCTACTAGATGTAACTGGTGCGACTGACAGGATTTGTGATATCCTGTCTTTGAAAGGGGGTGATGCTCTATGTCGAAACGTAAGAAACTGCTGGCCAAGAAGGCTCGAAAAATGTTTTCCAGAACTGCCGATTATGTTCATCCTAAAAATAATCTTGCCTCTTCCGGCTCACAATACGCCATGCGTGGCGGTATTAGACTTACCTAATATATCAGATCCCCCGGCGGGCTTTCCGTCGGGGTTTTTTTTGCCCCTTTCAT